CGATCACATTGTTGACGGTGTCGGCCGGGGTCGCGCCCTCTTCGACGATCACCACATAGACCGGGACCTTGACCACTTTGAGGATCTGGTACACCGCCTGGAACAGGGTGCCCGACTCGGCGCCGGTAGGGTCCAGCAGGGCCTGGGTGGTGAAGCTGTTGATGCGAAACGGCGCATTGCGCGGAATCAGCGGGTCGGCCTTCGGCGCGGTGCCGACCAGGCCGATGACGTTGTCACCCAGGCCACCCATGGCCTCGGGGGATTCGGTGGCATTGACGGTAATGCCGTTGTGCTCGAAGTTCAGAACCTCAGCCATGGTTATTCAGCCTTCTTGGCAGCAGCTTTTTTAGCCGCGGTGGATGGGGTGGCCGCTTCGGCCGATTGGCGCGCCGCAAGGACGCTGGTCAGTTCCAGCCGGCCGGCGGCACGCAAGGCACTGGCCTCGACGTCGAGCAGGTCGAGCTGCTGGTCGACCTTCGACCAGTGGCCGCCGCCGGTGGGGAATGGCACGAGGACGGTGTAGGTTTGGCGGATGGACATGTATGAGTTTCTCCAGACGCAAAAATGCAGAAGCCCCATTGAAGGGGCTTTCGCAGGGTAAAAAACGCTTGCGCGGTGCGAGGTTAAGTACGATCAGGCAGCGGATAGAGAGCCTTGATTTGAGCAACCTTGTCGCGCCAGGCTTTTTCCTTTTCAGGGGTCTCGTCGTATTGCCACTCGAGGAATAGAGGATCCGCTTCAGTGGTATAGAGAGTTCGTCGGGCCGTAAGCACGCTTTCCAGAACTGTTGCGCGCTCCGCCTCCAGGCAGATCTCGTCGGCACGCAGCTCACTGAATCCAAGCGCGACCAGTGTGGGCCGGTCTGCCGGCACATTGATCAGGGTTTCACCCGAAGCGGTTACGAGCTTATTGATATAACCAGTCATATTTAAGCGCTCTTGGCTGCGTAGCGTTTATCGTTGTCAATGGTGTAAGCCATTCTGTTTTCCGGGTAAGTCTCATTCAGCTCTTTAGCACTGATTGCGTACGGCTTTACATACCAGGAAATTTCAAACTCTGGCATGACCGCCTCACTGATCTTCACTTCAGTTTCAACACGGCTATAGCTCACGGGATTTGCAAAGCTCTTGGTGACGGCATAAGAAAGCCCACCGCGCAAATAGCATCCGGACTCCTGTGGAGAATTGGTCAGGGCCCCGGGAACAGCGCCGTTCCACATAGGCTTAACCCCGGTAACAGGCCTGGCAATACTCAGCATGCCAAACTCCACGCGGCGAACAGTTTCTCGATAAGTTTGCGAGATGCGCTTCATGGTCAAAAAGTTTGCATCACCATTCCAAGGGATTCCACACCCTTCCATTTGCAAATTCAAACCCGCCACATGAGGTTCGAAGTTGTTATTAAAAGGGTTTTTCTCGGTGTCTCGACTGAAGTTCCGAGAAATCACAATCTCAGATATTCCCTCCTCGTTGCCCGGCATACGCCACCAGACAGGATAAAAAATATTTGTCGACAGCCCTGTAAGGTCAATTACTTGCGTATAAGACGCCCGACCATTGATATCCTTCGCTTGGACACTATTACGCCAGCTGGTGAACTGATTGAATGCGGTATCCACTCGGGCATCGATCTTACCGATTTGATTGGTAACCGTATCTGTCAGTTTGTTGCATGCATCCACTACTTTCGTAATGGTCGTCTCAATTCCCATATATGCCCCACAGACCAAAATTTATATTAAAAACGCTCACGTAAAAGCACGCCGCGCACTTATGAAAAACACACGCCAAATAAACATGTCATCTCTATTTGGTTTCCAGAGACCTCACGCGCCACATCAAGTCAACATGACGGGACATATTGTCAATGGAGGCCGCCGCCAAGAGGGCGACTTCTTCAGCCAACAATACGTTGAGGTTTTCATTACCTACAACAATCGTCACGCTATCCGCCGGCAATGGCGAAATATCCAACGTGAACTTCTGCAGCACCCGCGCCGCCGCAGCTTTGTAAGTTAGTAACTTTCCGGCAGTGGAATACACCGCCAACAAGGTCCCACTCGCGAGATAAAAGCCGAACTCGCCAATTTCATACTCATCCTCGCCATCAAACAACGCGGCCATTCTGAGTTGCCGGTCGCCCAGGTCCTCGTAATCCACGATCGCCACTCGCTGGCGCTCGTCGCGCAGGGCTGTTTCCGTGCCGTCCGGGTTGTAGCGGCCGGTACCGGCACCGATGTGGGTGATCTCACCTTTCAAGCCTTGGTTCTTTGCCGCCAACACTTCATCCAGACCGGCGGAAGTGAAGCGAACCAAGCGCGTAATGTCTTCTGTCATAGCTGCGCCCTGAGGTCGTAGTCGTTAATGGTGTAGTGCTGGGAAACCCCGGCACTGTTGAACCGAGCGCCGAGCCCGAATTCAGGCAGCACTCCTTCAAGATGAAGCTCGCCATCGCTCAGCGGGGTATTTGCAACGCAACTCATGCTCAGCGATCCGTGCAGCTTGACCTCCGGCAAGGCTCCAGGCGGGCTGTCATCGCCAATACTCAGGCCAGGGTCGGCGCCAGCGGCCAGTCGCAACCCACCCGTGGTCTGATGAACGATGGTGATGGTGCCTTCGTCGCGCTCGCTCTTGGCGGCGTTGATACGGTGTATCAAGCGGTTGTGATCACCGCTGGACCAGTCGCGGACAATGATTGCCTGTACATCGAAGGTATAGGGATGCCCCTGCGGTCGCTGCTCGTACCAGGCGGCGATGTTGGGCATAAAGCCCAGGGACTCGACGGCGTGGCTCAATGCCCTGTTGGTCCCCGCCTGCCGCTGGATTTGCCAGGACAGCGAAACGGTCAGGCGTTTTTCGGCTTCGCTGGCCTGCGCGTCCCATTCGCTGACACCGCGGTCCGCCGCCAGGTAAGGCAAGAAGTCCGCAGGGGTCCGGGCAGGATTCATCAATTGGGGAAAAGGCGGATCCACACGCTCGAGCAAGCGGGCGAAACCAAGATCGAGGGCCTTTTCCAGTGCCGAGCTGTTGGCCGGCAGCAGGCTCAAGCGAGCGGTGTCGTCACTCATAAGATGCGCACCTCCACTTCAACTCCCGTGCAATACGGTGCCTGGAAAGCCGTGGTCACGATCGGTTGCAACGGTTCGAGAATTTCCAGCTGTACCGCTCCCGCCGTATGCAGCGTGTAATCGATCCAGCTCGGATCCACCCGTCCTTCCAGGCGATGGCAGCTGTCCGCATAAGCCTGCAGTTGCTGCTGCGTAGCGACCTGGGTCAGTCCCGAATCGGGCCCCGGGTTGATCTTGGCCACCACGCGGATCTTGTAGGGTTTGATCTGCGCCGCCTGCACCGTGACTCGATCCGTTTCCGGCTTCACATCCGGTCGTGCAAAGTGCTGGCGCACGCCTTCGAGCAAGTCTTCGGACGGCGTGCCGTCGCCTTCCCGCGAGAGCACGGTGACCTGGACTTCGCCCGGCGCGGTACGCCGCCCGTTGCCATCCTTGATCCGCGCCGCGTAGCCGTCCGGGTCGAAGGTGTAGGTGACGGTCACCACGCCTGCGTCGGTGGAATCCACCTTCACTGTCGGCCGCTCGCCGAGGGTGAACACTTCGCGGCGGTACTGCATGCGCGAACCGGCGGCCGGCGCGTGGGGCGCCAGGTAGTAGCGCAGGCGCGCGTCTTCGTCGCTTTCGTAGACCGCGGGGACTGGCGGAAAGGCCGCCGGATCGCCCGGGTCGAGCAACTGTCGCTCCAGGCCCATGTCCGCCAGGCGCGCATCGAGATTGCTGCCGGTGGCCCACCAGGCCAGCATCTGCTTGATGCGGGCGTTGTACCTGCGCTCGTGGGTTTGCAGGCGCAGGCAGAACGCTTCCAGCGCCAGGGTCAGCAACTCGCTTTCATTGGCCAGGCTGGCCTGGAGTTTCTGCGCGTTGGCGGGGGAACGCTGGGCCACGTAGTCGATGACGAAGGCCTTGAACTCGGCCAGCAGCGGCTCGAACTCTTCGACGGTGACAATGGCCGGCTCGGCCAACTGGTGTTCACCGGGTATCAGCATGCTCATGTCACGACCTCGAACGTCTGTTGGCGGTTTTTCCAGGTGCCGGCGAAGCGCAACAGCAGCCCGGCGCCGCGGCGGCTGGCGACTATGACCTGCGGTTCGAAATCGCCGATGCCGTTCTGCTCGTTGTAGAACGCCTGCGCGGCATGGCTCTGGGCGAGGATCAGCAGGTCATCGCCGAGGTTCTGGCCCAGCAGGTCGGGAATCAGCGAACCGTATAAAGGACGCTTCTGCCGCGTGCCCAGCGGCGTGGTCAGGGCGCGGGTCGCGCGCTGCACGAACTGCAGCCAGTCATCGACCGTCGCGCCGGTGTTTCTATCGACTCCAATCATGGAAAGCCTCTTATCCAGGGCTGATGACGCGGCCCTGGTGTTCCACCAGGGGGCCGCTGAAATGGATGCCGGCGCTGTCGAGCACGATGCCGACCGCGCCCAGCCGCAGCTCGATCGCTTCAGGCTTCATCGCCAACCGGGCGGGCCCGATGCTCAACTCGACCGCCTCGCGGGAGGCGGTCAGCGCGGTCGGGCCGTTGCTCCAGCTCAAGACATGGCCGGCATCGTCGTAACTGCTTTGGGTGCCATCGGCGTATTGGCGGCGGGTCAGCGCGGCCAGGGTCGACACCGGTGGAAAGCGGTCGCAGTTGAGGCCGAACAGCGCCACCGACTGCGCACCGCCGTCGCCGCCACCGTAATTGAGCAGCAGGCATTGCTCGCCCACCGAAGGAATGCGCGATTCGCTTTGCGCCCCGGCGCTGGGGTTGAAGAAGCGGATCGCCGGCGTCAGCAGCTCTCCATGGCTGACCCGGCAGGTATTGCTGGCCGCATCGACGGCCTGGCACACACCGATCCGGCAATGGTTTTCCGCGCGCCGGTGCAAGTCATCGAGTTCGGTTTCCATTTCGGCCAGTCGCTCGATGATCGGGCCCAGCTGCAGGCGCAGCAGCTCGTCAAACATGGCTCAGCCCTCCAGTGCTTGGTATTGGTCGGGATCGTCGATATTCGACACTTCCCAGGTGCGGGCGAACTTCGGTATGCCGGTCGGGTCGTCGAGCAATGGCGGCCCCAGATACAGCGTCTGGGTAAACGACAGGGTCCAGGCGGCGTACCGCTGCTCGCCGTGAATCAGTGTCGAGGGCAAGCCCTCGAGGTTCATCGGCAGATCGCATTGCGCTGCCGGCAGGCCCCAGCGGTTATCCGTGGCCAGGTCTTTCAGCGCACAGGCCAAATCACAGGCCTCGAACCCGGAACGCTCGGTCCCCACGGCCGCCACGCCTTGCAGCGAGATTGTCAGGACATGGGCAATACGCCCTTCCTGGCTACGCATGCCTGGGGCATCGCGTTCGATCGCAATCAGCACCCAGGGCTGGTCGAGCGCAGCATCGAAGTCCTGCTGACTGCCGACCTTGAGGCCCAGGCCCGCCCCTCGCAGGGTCTCGGCAATGGCGAAAAACAGCTGCGACGGCTTGTCGATGACAGCGGGCATAGGGGGGCTTCCTGTTCAGGTATCAGGGCTTGGAATAGCCGAGGGGACAGTGCGCTTGAGCAGTGCTTTTGCTCGCCGCGAAGGGTCAACCGATCGCTCTGGATCAGGCGTATTTCTCGTTCAGCGCATACAGAATCGCGCAGGTTTCCACATCCAGTTTCCCGGCGTAGTTCTTCGGCCGGAAGTGCATCTGGAATGCCCGTACCAGCGACTGGAAGAAGTCATCCGTCACCTCGGCCGGCACGCCATAGCCGTAGGTGGCGAAAGCCTTGAGCACTTCGGCACGTTCGGGCAGCCCTGCGGCGCGGAATTGCTGGGCGTATTTCTTTTTGGTCGGTTCGTCGTACCAGGCGCCGATACCGGCCTTGTAAAGTTCTTTCCACGGCAGCTTGGGCCCCGGATCGGATTTGCGGCCCACGGCGATATCGGCGTGGCCCACCACGTTTTTCGGCGACAGGTCCGGATAACGCTGGAGAATGTTCAAGGCCAGCTGCTTGAGCGCCTCGACCTGCGAGCGTTGGTATTCCGGGAAGGTGAAGACACCATTGACGTCGGTGGCCTCGTTGACGATCTCGATGCCGATGGAAGTGTCGTTCAAGCCGCTGCGGCCGGCCCAGTCACTGACGCCGGCATGCCAGGCGCGGTCTTCTTCGGCCACCAGGTTGAAAATCCTCTGCTCCTGGAAACCCGCCGCCTGGTACGTAGGGTCCTGTACCGCGGGGATCAGGTAATGGGCACTCGCCGCACCGGTGGTCAGGGTCTTGACCGACGCCTCGAAGTTCAAGGCGGTGTAATGCAGCACCAGGAACCGCACCCGCTTGTTGTAGGGCGCGAGGGTGCGATAGCTGTTGTAGTCGATTGGGATCATGGCTTGCCTCTCTTTGCAGCGAATTGGCGTACGACGCTGGGCCGTACCCGGCTCCTCCTCGGCGGAAGGATTGATGAGGTGTCGTGGCGCACGAGTCGGTGGCCTGCCTCGGGCAGGTAGCTACAGGGCGCAAAGGGCGACGCAGTGGGTTGGCGAATGCGTGTGGCAGTTGCTCAGGCGTCCGAGCGTGGATCCTTGGGCGGAACCTCGCAGACGCCAAGCCGCTTGGCGGCCCAGCGTTCGTAAAGGCCGATGGCCACATCGGCGCCAGCCATGGCGGTCAGGCAACCGAAGGCGCCGGCGGTCCAGATCGACACGCCAGCGGCGTACAGCAGCATGATGGTCGAGACCCCGCAGATCACGCAGGCCCCGGAGCGCAGGGCCAGACGCCGTATCAGCAACCAGCCGCGAGCGCCCTCCTTGTCGGCGCGCCACATTTCGCCGGACACCCCACCCACCAGGGCTAGGACGATGACAAGCCAGATGGGCATGTCCAGCAACGCTTGTTGCTCGTTTGTCATGTCACTCCTCCTGAGTGGAAAAGACCAATGGGCTGGCCTGGTATTCAATTGGCTTGTGTATCAATCGTGCATATCCCGGTGTGACCCACGATAGGTAGGCATTCCAAAAAGCCCGGTTGCCCGGGCTTTTCAGTAATGCGGTCCTTCGCTTTCCTTTAAGTGGCTAAACGAAAAGGAAACTGACTTTTCGGCGCTACTGGCGCGGTACGAGTCCATTCAAATTGTTCCTCCGACCGCGGTCCCTGCCCGCCGGATAACTGTTCACGGTGCTTTACGCTGCGCACCCGGGTCAGTTGCCAACCCTCTGAACCGTCGAGGCCGGTTCATCGCTGCCTTTGCTTTTGCCACTAAAGAGCGGTGTTGCTCGCCGCTGTCGGGCGGCTTGGAACGAATAATATGCATGAGTGCATATACAGTCAATGCATAAATGCATTTATTTATGCATGAGAAATGCGCGTGCGCATGGAAGCCGCATAAACAAAGGCGCGGGAGTTTTTCGTGGGGCACAAAAAAGCCCGCTCGATGGCGGGCTTTGCTGTTATGGGGCGCGGTTATCGGGCGTACATGCCCCACCAGAAGACGTGGCCGAGGATGACGATCTGCTCTTCCTGCATTTCCTGGAAGCTGTAGTCCTCATCCGGATGCTCGTCGCGGTTGAAACTGCGCAGGCGAATACCGGACGGCAGGCGATAGAGCTGCTTCACCCGCAGTTGGCCGTTATGGTTGATGGCATACAGGTCGCCGTCGATGATGTCGCCAATACCGCACTTGCCGGCATTGACCCCCACCGTGGCACCGTCGCGCAGCACCGGCAGCATGCTGTTGCCGCGTACCGTCACGCATTTGGCCTGGTCGAACTGCACGCCGTTGTGCCGCAGGCTGCGCTTGCCGAAGCGCAGGCTGGAGCGCTCGCTTTCCTCGATGACGAATCTTCCTGATCCCGCAGCCAATTCAACCTCGCGAAGAAAGGGGACCGACACCTCGTCGTCATCGACGGGCGTATCGTCATCCCACAGGCTTATGTCCTTGAGTTGCGAATGCGGATCGTCGTGCACGGCAACTGACCGGGCAGGCGTGACAACCGCGCGCCCGCGCAGTTGATCGGTGCTCACCTGGAAGTACTCGGCGATCCGCGAGATGTGTTTGTCCGAAGGATCGACAATCTTGCCGCTGAGGATCCGCGAAAGGGTGGATTGAGGCACGCCGGTACGCCGATGGAGTTCCGTGGGGGAAATGCCATCGCGATCGAGCAGCTCTCTTAAGACGGTAGAAACGTTGCGCTTTTGCATAACGCGCATATTGCTGGTTATTTTCGCCGATGACAAATGCTAAAATGCATACCAATGCATAAAACACCCAGAATCCGCCTGGGTTCATCCCTGCGAAGGTCGGACCGCCCATGTTAACCTTGCGCCCATCGCGAAAAAGCCGGGCCCATGCCCTCTGCTTTTGCCCACCCTTTCAACGAATCAATCTGACGACCCGATGAATAAAGCGCTCACCGATCTGTCCTCCCACACGCCGATGATGCAGCAATACTGGCGCCTCAAGAACCAGCACCCCGATCAGCTGATGTTCTATCGCATGGGCGACTTCTACGAAATCTTCTATGAAGACGCGAAGAAGGCCGCCAAATTGCTGGATATCACCCTGACCGCGCGCGGGCAGTCGGCGGGCCAGGCGATTCCGATGTGCGGGATTCCCTATCACGCCGCCGAAGGCTACCTGGCCAAGCTGGTGAAGCTCGGCGAATCGGTGGTGATCTGTGAACAGGTCGGCGACCCGGCCACCAGCAAAGGCCCGGTGGAGCGCCAGGTGGTGCGCATCATCACCCCGGGCACCGTCAGCGACGAAGCGCTGCTCGACGAACGTCGGGATAACCTGATTGCGGCGGTGCTGGGCGACGAGCGCCTGTTCGGCCTCGCGGTGCTGGACATCACCAGTGGCAATTTCACGGTCCTGGAAATCAAGGGCTGGGAAAACCTGCTGGCCGAGCTGGAACGCATCAACCCGGTGGAACTGTTGATCCCGGACGATTGGCCGCAAGGCCTGCCGGCGGAAAAACGCCGTGGCGTGCGCCGTCGCGCGCCCTGGGACTTCGAACGCGACTCGGCCCACAAGAGTCTGTGCCAGCAGTTCTCTACCCAGGACCTCAAGGGTTTCGGCTGCGAGAACCTGACCCTGGCCATCGGCGCCGCGGGCTGCCTGCTGAGCTATGCCAAGGAAACCCAGCGCACCGCCCTGCCCCACTTGCGCAGCCTGCGCCACGAACGCCTGGACGACACCGTGGTGCTCGACGGCGCCAGCCGGCGTAACCTGGAACTGGACACCAACCTCGCCGGTGGCCGCGACAATACCCTGCAATCGGTGGTCGACCGTTGCCAGACCGCCATGGGCAGCCGCCTGTTGACCCGCTGGCTGAACCGCCCGCTGCGTGACTTGAAAGTCCTGCAGGCGCGGCAGACTTCGATTGGCTGCCTGCTGGACGGTTACCGCTTCGAAAGGCTGCAACCGCAGCTCAAGGAAATCGGCGATATCGAGCGGATCCTCGCCCGTATCGGCCTGCGCAACGCTCGTCCCCGAGACTTGGCGCGCCTGCGCGATGCCCTGGCGGCGCTGCCGGAACTGCAAGTGGCAATGACCGAACTCGAGGCCGAGCACCTGACTCAACTGGCAGTGACCACCAGCACCTATCCGGAACTGGCCGCGCTGCTGGAAAAAGCCATCATCGATAACCCGCCAGCAGTGATCCGCGACGGCGGCGTGCTGAAGACCGGTTACGACGCCGAGCTGGACGAGTTGCAATCGCTGAGCGAAAACGCCGGCCAGTTCCTGATCGACCTGGAAGCCCGGGAAAAGGCCCGTACCGGCCTGGCCAACCTGAAAGTCGGCTACAACCGGATTCACGGCTACTTCATCGAATTGCCAAGCAAACAGGCGGAACAGGCCCCGGCGGACTACATCCGGCGTCAGACCCTTAAAGGTGCCGAACGCTTTATCACCCCGGAGCTCAAGGCTTTCGAGGACAAGGCGCTGTCCGCCAAGAGCCGCGCCCTGGCTCGCGAAAAGATGCTCTACGAAGCCCTGCTGGAAACCCTGATCGGCCACCTGCCACCGCTGCAGGACACCGCCGGGGCGCTGGCCGAGCTAGATGTTTTGAGCAACCTGGCCGAGCGCGCACTGAACCTCGACCTCAATTGCCCACGTTTCGTCAGCGAACCGTGCATGCGTATCACCCAGGGCCGTCACCCGGTGGTCGAGCAGGTCCTGACCACGCCGTTCGTGGCCAACGACCTGAGCCTGGACGATCATACCCGGATGCTGGTGATTACCGGACCGAACATGGGCGGTAAATCCACCTATATGCGGCAAACCGCGTTGATCGTGCTGCTGGCCCATATCGGCAGCTTCGTCCCGGCGGCCAGCTGCGAGCTGTCGCTGGTGGACCGCATCTTTACCCGGATCGGCTCCAGCGATGACCTGGCCGGCGGCCGTTCCACCTTCATGGTGGAAATGAGCGAAACCGCCAACATCCTGCATAACGCCACGGACCGTAGCCTGGTGCTGATGGACGAAGTGGGCCGCGGCACCAGTACTTTCGACGGTTTGTCCCTGGCCTGGGCTGCGGCAGAACGTCTCGCCCAACTGCGCGCCTACACCCTGTTCGCCACCCATTACTTTGAGCTTACTGTCCTGCCGGAAAGCGAACCTCTGGTGGCCAACGTCCACCTCAACGCCACCGAGCATAATGAGCGCATCGTGTTCCTGCACCATGTGCTGCCGGGTCCTGCCAGCCAGAGCTATGGCTTGGCCGTGGCCCAGCTGGCGGGGGTTCCAAGCAATGTGATCGTCCGTGCTCGCGAGCACCTGAGTCGCCTGGAGACCACCAGCCTGCCCCATGAGTCGCCTTCTGCGGTACCGGGCAAGCCATCGGTTCCCCAGCAAAGCGACATGTTCGCCAGCCTGCCGCACCCGGTGCTCGACGACCTGGCCAAGCTCGACCTGGATGACATGACCCCGCGCAAGGCACTGGAAATGCTCTATACATTGAAGACACGCATCTAACGCTGATGCTTTCAAGCTGTTAGAATCTCGCGCGGTTTGGGATGCTGCGGACTATTAGCCTGGTTCGCAGATTATCGCTCCCGAACCTGGCGACCCCGTCGTGAAGGGGCTCCGCTGCCGCCGCCTGAGGAGAGAATTAGAAATGACCTTCGTCGTCACCGACAACTGCATCAAGTGCAAGTACACCGACTGCGTAGAAGTCTGTCCGGTGGACTGCTTTTACGAAGG